CTAATGCTCAAAACACGTTCCAATTGAACCGTAACAACCTGTTAGATCCATTGAAATTCTTGACTAACATTGGTCAAGCAGGCGCAAGTAACCAAGCAGCTAACGTAGGCTCATTTGGTAGCTCACAAGCGGCTAATACTATTGGCGCCGCTAACGCTACCGCCGCTGGTCAAGTTGGCTCTGCTAATGCTATTAGTAATGCTATTGGTCAAGGTATTGGTGGCTATCAAATGAATCAGTTAATTAATCGTTCTGCATACAATACTGCGCCTACTAGCAGTTTTGGTAATCTAGCTACATCCGACGCGGCTTCTTATGGCCCTGGTTGGAGTTCTACTGGTTATACTGGGCCATAAAAGGAATAAATATGCCAATCGACGCAAATATCCCCCTTCAAGTTAAACCTTTTAATATACAACTGCCCGTTAATCAATTAGCGGCGGTTAGCGAAGCCATGAAAATTGGTGAAATGAACCGCAGTATTGATACACAAAATAAACTGCGTGAGCTTTATTCTCAAGGTGTTGATGTAAGTACACCTGAAGGTTTTAAACAAGTAGCATCTATTGACCCTGCAACAGCGTTAAAACTGCGTACAGACGCTTTAAAGGGACAAGAACTTTTAGGTAACATTAAAAAAACGGGTGTTGAAACAAAACTTAAAGAATTAGATGTTCAACGCGAACAGTTTGGCAATTTGGTATTTAACCCATCCAACGCTAATGTAACCGCGCATATTGAAGATAGTGTGTTAAAAGGCAATATTCCACCTGCTCAAGCGCAAGCGTTGCTTGCTCAAGTGATGCCAATGAACGCAGATCAGCGTAAGCAATTTTTTACCGAGATGGGTGTTAAAGCTGAAGAACGCTACAAAATGAATACCATTAGTGCAGCGCAACAACAAACCGCTGATGTTGCTATGCGTGGTCAAAATATTTCTGCGTCTACAGCCATGCGTGGGCAAGATATGGGTCGTATTCCCGTAGGTTATCGTATGACAGCAGGCGGTGCGTTAGAGCCTATACCTGGTGGCCCAACTACAACTAATTTGGCGCCTAAAGAAATTCAAGCGCGTGAAGCTAAGTATCCTGTAGCTACGCAAGCTGTTAATACTTTTGAAGCTAAAACCGATCAGTTAGCAAAAGATTTAAATACACTTAGAAATCATCCAGGGTTAGCTAGCATTACAGGTATTGTTGCGGGTCGCGCTCCAGCCGTAACTAAAGACGGTAGAGAAGCACAAGCGTTGTATGACAAGATTGTTGCCCGTGGTGGTTTCAAAGAACTTCAAGATATGCGCGCTGCATCACCAACTGGCGGTGCTTTGGGCAACGTATCTAACCAAGAGGGTACACAACTTCGTCAATCTTTTGCGGCAATTGATCGTAGACAAGATGCGTCAAGTGTACAAAAAGCAATTGACGACGCTATTGCTGATCTTCAAGGTTCTAAATCCCGTGTTCGTGAAGCCTATAATATGACTTACGACTACAAAGGCGCACCTGCTGGCGGCGGCGCACCTACACCGCCACCTGCGCCCGGTGCTGGCGGTAATACTGTAACAATTCCAGGCGGTAAAGTATTAACTTTCCCAACACCAGAAGCAGCAGCAGCGTACAAAAAAGCAGCGGGGTTATAACATGGCCGTAGACTACGAAGCCCTTGCAAAGCAATTTGGTGGCTCGGCAACACCTGCCCCTGCGCCTGCCGTTGATTATGAAGCATTAGCCAAACAATTTGGCGGCGCTATTTCGGCAGCTGAACCTACACCTGCATCTCGTACCAACGTCAGGGATGAATCATTTTTGCGTAGCCGTGTTTTGCAACCCGCAGCTGAAGTATTGGCTACAGGTCAAGGCATTAGCAAAGGTATTGGTGATGTTATGTTTGGTGGCCAACGCTTAGTTGGTCAAGGCTTACAAGCACTTGGAGCGCGAGAAACAGGTCAAGTTTTGATAGAAGACGCCGCCCGTCGTAAAGCTGCCGAAGAAGCTAACCTTGCTAAATATAGGCAAGTAGCTCCAGGCGCGGTGCCTGTAGGTGAGTTTGTTGGTCAAACCGTAGCTACTTTGCCTGCTGGTGGTCTTATCGGTAAAGGATTGCAAGCGGTTAGCCCAGCTTTAGCACCGTTAGCTCAAGCTGTTAGAACTGGTGGTTTTTCCACTGGTATGGCTCCAAGTGTGGCTAGTCGGGCTACACAGGCTGCTGGCGGCGCTATTCTTGGTGGTACATCTGCTGCGTTGATTAACCCTGAAGAAGCTACTACAGGCGCTGCTATTGGCGCCGCTGCACCATTTGTATTGCCTACAGTTGGTCGCTACATTGCACAAGGCGGTGGCAAAATTGTTGACGCTTTTACAGGCAAATTGGCTGAAGTTAAAGCAGGTAAAGTTGCCCGTGAAATGGCTGGCGATGCAATCAATACAATTCGCGCTGCTAACAATTTAGCTCCTATGGATGTAAATGCAGCGCAAGCGGTAGGCGGCGTAGATAACGATGTATATCAAGCTTTCCTAGACTTTTACGCTGGTAAAGATAAAACCTCTTTTCAACGCGTTTTAAAAGATGACCAAAAGCTAGGCCAATTAAATCAGTTGGCTAGGTTAGCTGGCGGCTCTACTGAAACCGAAGTTATTAACAATATTAGTGATGCCAAGCGTGTTCTTAATAATTTAACAACACCTATTCGTGAAAACGTATTTGGCAAAGTAACTGAAACAGGGCAAGTTATGCCCGCTTTGGCAAAAGAATCAAAAGTATTGCGTAAAGAAGCTGCAAACAAAGTAGAAGATGTACGCCGTTTTGCAGCTGCTCAAGGCCGTGCTATTAATCCTGCTGAAGATAACCTAGCTACAGATTACCTGCTTGGCAAGTTGGCTGGCAGCGCTGATGAAGTTGCGGGTAAAGCTGCTGCTGATTCTTTGGCTGCCGGTGCTGGCGCTCGCAGCGCTGAAGCTAAATTAGCAAACATGAAAAAAGAAGGTTTGCAACCGTTGGCTGGTAGCACTCTTGCAGCGCAGATTGATTCTATTGCTAACCAACCAGGCGTTCGTGCTGATGATGTCCAACGCAAAGCATTACTTAACTTGCGGGATAAGTTTGCCGACCTAAGCGCGCCATCTAACGGGCTTATTGACGTAGAAGATGTTTACCAAGTACGCAAAACTGCAATTAATGATTCTATTAACAAAGCTTTGGCTGAAAGTGGTTACGATCCAAAAGCGCAAACACAGCGCCTTGCTGGATTGCTTGGTGATGTCCGTACTTTAATTGATGATGCTATCCGTAAAGCTGGTGGTGGTGACGATTGGAATAGATACTTAGAAACCTTCTCTAAAGGCCGTGGACAGCTAGACCAACGCTTTGCAGCCGGTCAATTAGTTAAGATATTAGACAAAGATCCAAAACGCTTTGTTGATATTGTTAAAGGTAACGACCCTGATTTTGTAGAAAAAATCTTTGGCCCTGGCAACCGCGACATTATGCAAGCTATGGGCGGTCAACGGCCAAATAGTCCGATTGTTAAACTATTAGGCGTGGCTGATGAAGTTGAACGCGATTTAGGCATTAAATCGCAAGTAAGTACAGGTCGTAAAGCATTAAATTTAGAAGATCAATATGGCAACCCTACAGAGCTAATTCCAGGTTTCGTAGGCTACAAAACCGCCGTAGCAAAAAAGATTGCTCAAATGGTAACTGGCAAGGTAAACGAAAAAGCCCAGCGTTTAATTACAGAGGGTGTTCGTTCTGGTAAAGCCATGAATGAAATTTTAAATACATTGCCTGCCGAAGAACAATTAAAAGTAATTGATCTATTCCGTAATAACCCAGACATACAACGCGCTGTTAGCGTAGGGGCAGTTCAATACGCAACCCCTAATGCTTTAGCACCACAACAACCTAACCAAAATGCACTTGCGAGGTAAATCATGGATTGGCAATATTTATTCAACATGGTAGCTGGCGCAGGTATGCTTGGTGTTGGTTGGTGGTGCCGTCAAATATGGGACTCGGTTCAGCAGCTAAAAAAAGATGTCCAAAACATTGAGGTAAATTTACCAACAAATTATGTTCGCAAAGTAGATTTAGACGCTAAATTTGATAAGTTAGAGGCTACTTTGCAACGTATTTTGGATAAATTAGACCAAAAGGCAGATAAAGAATAATGGATCCGTTAACCATACTTGCTGCTCTTGGGCCACTTGCCGTTGATTTAGGGAAATCGTTAATCTCCCGTTTTATTGCGCCAGATCAATTTAAGCCATCTACGATTGAGCAATATGTTGCAATGAAGCAAGTTGATTTAGATATGTTTAAAGCCATGAATGAAGCTGGCGGTAGTAACCCTTCATACCCTTGGGTTGAAGCGATTGTGCGGCTGATGCGCCCTGCTGTTGGGCTTATTGTATTGGGTACATGGTCATACATGGAACTTAGTGGTCAATCTAGCTCAGCGGTATCAAATTTTGCGTCTGCTGTTGGATTTTATTTATTTGGCGATCGTACGCTTTTTTACGCAAATAAAACAAAATGAGTCCAAATTTAAAAGCTTTTCTTGATATGATTGCGGTGTCTGAAGGCACTGCTGGAAAGGGCGACGATGGTTATAACGTCATTGTGGGTGGGGCTTTATTTAAAGGCTATGACGACCATCCTAGAAAATTGGTATGGCTTCGTCCCGGCCTTGCGTCCACAGCGGCGGGCAGATATCAACTCTTAAAACGCTACTATGACGCGTATAAGAAACAATTAAACCTACCTAACTTTAGCCCTTTATCTCAAGACTTGATTGCTATACAGCAAATTAGAGAACGCGGTGCATTACAAGATATTGAAAAAGGTTATATTGGCGTAGCAATTGATAAAGTTAAAAACATTTGGGCGTCGCTTCCTGGCGCGGGCTATGGTCAGCGCGAAAACAAGTTAGATGAATTAATTGCAGCTTATAAAGACGCAGGTGGTACAGTAGCGTAATCAAGTTGTCATAATTGCCTGATTTAATTGGCAAAATTCTATTAGGCGTATATGCAAATATCTAAAAAAGAAGATAAAAAGTTTATAGCGTGCTGGAAAAGACTAGGATCTCCTACTTTAGTAGCAAAAGAATTAGGTATGAACCCTAGAAGCGCTTTAAACAGGCGGGCTAGTTTAGAAATAAGATACGACATTAAATTGCCTACACATAGCTCACTTCGTGACGCTAAAAAAGAAAAACCAAAAAAGATAGAGTTGGCAGCGCACAACGTCCGTAGAGGCATTGATGTTGATAAAGTAAAACGCGTCATAGTGTTCTCAGACGCCCACTTCACCGATACACCCACCACGGCGTTTAAAGCCCTTTTAAAGATGATTAAAGAGTTTAAGCCACAGGTTATCATCTGCAACGGAGACGCCTTTGATGGGCAGGTTTTAAGCCGTTTCCCGTCAATTAATTACGATGCCAAACCTACAGTCCTTGAAGAACTTAAGTATTGCCAAGAACATTTAGATGAAATTGTTAAAAATAAACCTGCTGGGTGCCGTTTAATCTGGACGCTAGGCAACCATGATATGCGTTACGAGTCTTGGCTAGTTAATAAAGTACCCCAATACAGCGGTGTAGATGGGTTTAGTTTGAAATACCATTTTCCTGAATGGGAAACGTGTTGGTCATTTTGGATTGGCGAAGAAACCGTAGTTAAGCACCGGTTTAAAGGTGGCCGTACAGCAGGCTATAGCAATTTGGTTGCGGCGGGTAACACGAACATTATTACAGGTCATACGCACGTTTTATGTGTGAGTCCAATTAGTAATTACCAAGGTCACTTTTTTGGGGTTCAGACGGGTTGCCTTGCTGATCCTATGTCACCCACCTTCGAATATGTGGAGGATAATCCACTTGACTGGCGTAGCGGATTTGTCATGTTATCGTTTGACCAAGGCAGAATGTTAATGCCAGAAATGATTATGGTAACTGATGAACAAAATGGCGAGTATGAGTTTAGAGGCGCTATTCATTACGTATGAAACTAACACCAGAGGTTGTTAAAAACCTATACGCTTCGCTATATTGTTGCTATCCATTTACAAAATGGAAGATGCCGTTGCCAGAAGAAATTGAGTTTGTAGTCACATCTGACCCTGAAACAATGGGTACTTATTTATATGATACAGGTGAAGATTATGAGCATACCGTTACTATTTCATCTGCGCGTTGCGGCCATTATTACACTGTTATAACGACGTTAGCGCATGAGATGGTACACATGAGTTTTCACCGGCAAGAAGGCGCCAAATGGACTCAACATGGTAAGCCCTTTAGAACCCGTTGTTTAATGGTGGCTAGTGAGCTTGGCCTAGATGGGCTAGAATTATGACAGGGCGTTAAGCCGACATTGTAGGATGCAGTAATTGGGTACTTTTTCGGCTTTCTCGCCCATTTGTAGCAACTGCCAAATACAGCCTATTTACAATTTGTATGTACTTTTTGATAAATCTGTGCAATAAGTTTTAATAAATATTCAATGTCATTTAAACTAAGTTGACCCATCAACTGCAAGATTTTCATTACCGCAACGTCATTGTCTAATGGTTGCGGTTTTACTATGGTTTCAATCATTTGGTAGCAATCAAATAAGCGCCGTAATTGGCAAAACAATATCCTGAATACATACACGCCAAACCCATATTTCCTTTAAATGCTTGTTCAATGGCTATGTAAGCGTATATCAGCCCTGTGACAATAATTAACCAACTACTCATTTGGCTCTATGTACTTTTCAAGCCGTGCAATTCGTTGTGTATCAAAGCTACATAGCGTAGAGTAATACTCAGCATGGGTCTTGTTCTCTAAATAGCTACGTTTAGCAGATTCAAGCTCTTTTTTAGCTAATGCCATTGCTGCTGGCGGGTTTACTAATACTAGCCATATTCTTTTTAATGCGTTCATTTTCATTCCTTTTCGTGGTGCAGTCTTGGCAAAACCATTTGTAAGTCAGACCGCCTGGGTTATTTACTACGCTGCCAGTTACATTATTTTTGCGTTGTCGGCAGTTGTTGCAATTTCTTAATGTCATCGTCCAAATATCGAATCATACATAGGTGTCATAGATGATGGCTTATAGACGGGCATAGGCATAACTAAGGGTGCTACAGGTGCCATTACGGTACCTAAACTTTGACCTTGTGGGCCATAAACGTAGGTAGTGTTGCCTGACTGCGTTGCAGTGCCAGCAGATTGACCTTGTGGGCCATAAAAGTATTGCGTATTACCTGACCGTTGAACCGTTCCTAGACTTTGCCCTTGAGCGCCATAAAGATACGTTGTTTGTGCAATAGCGCCGTTGCTAATTAACAACAACATTAATATTGTCTTTTTCATTTAATTCTCCTTGCGATTTCTCGCTCTATGTACCACTTTGCTTTACGTAAATCTTCAATGGCGTCGTTCTTTTCATCTGCCCGCCAAATGTACTTAACAGCGTTGCCAAGGCAAAAACTCATGTGTTCAGTAATCTGTATACACTCCACCCCACTCGGATGGCTACAGTAGTGTTTTGGATGGTTTACAACGTCATGTTCGCTCATGGATTCTTTGCCTCCTTTAACAGTTCAATACGCTCACGGGATACTCTTAAGACGTTATAGCGCTGATGTAGGCGTTGTAATACAGACGCCCGCTTATCACCAAAGCGTTCTTTTTCTAACATGGCCCAAACATCGGCTTCGTTCATATTACAAAGCACGTCATTTAACTGACGCCAACTTAGCTTGCTCATGCTCAATTCTCCTTTCTAATTCAGTAATGGTTTTCCCTAACTTAATCACCGCACGTTCTGCGGCGTTATAAGTTCGGTGCCGAATAATACTTTCAGCTTTTGCTGCTTTTAATTTTGCTTTTAGAAGCTGTAATCGTTTCATTGATGACTTTCTCTTGTTGTACGATCACTTGTACAAGTTCTCGAATAATGGTGGCAATATTGGTTTGGGGGGCGTATTCGTCAATGTCATTAGCTAGTTTTAACGCTTCTTCAATTAATTTCATTTAGTTGTTCCCCCGTACACCTGCGCTTCTAAATATTTAACTTGGTCACTTAACGCCATAGCTTTTTCAAACTTTTCTTTCCAATAATCTATTTCTTCTTGTTGCTGGCGTAGCGTTTCCGCTGCCTTAGTAATGTGTGTACCTGTGTAAAATTCTTCTAATCTATCTGCTAAATCGTTTGCGTTCATCTTAACTCCTCAATTGCTATGTCAGAAATTGCCCGTTTGTCTTTCAGGGCGTCCCAAATCCTTTGGTCAATCGTTTTATTGGTTAACAAAAGGTAAACCCATACATCGTGTTTTTGACCGCTACGATGCAAGCGTCCTACTGTCTGTTCGTACAACTCAAGGCTCCAAGGCAAAGATACAAAGACCATCTTGCTACCGCCATGCTGAAGATTTAGGCCATGCCCTGCGCTCTTAGGATGGATCAATAACAGTTCAATCTTGCCGTCGTTCCAACGTTCAATAGCCCTTGGGTCATTGATTGTCTGTGCGTTAGGATACCGACGCTTTAATTCAGCTAATTCTTCAATATAGTTGTAAACAATAATCGTGTTGGCGCGTTGATTCTCTTGTAGCAACTCATCTAGTAAATCAAATTTGTGGTGTGAAAACCACAACGGTGTTTGCGTTACATTCATACGCCCTGGCGTATTAGACGCTGTTGTTTCAGTTTGATAAATAAAGCCTGACGCCATCTGCTGTAGCTTTCCAGTCACAACGGCTGCGCTAACTGCCGTGATTTCTTTATCTTTAAACTCAACAACGTAGTCTTTCTTCATTTTTTCGTATGGGGCGCGGTCTGTTAGATCGCAACTTAACTCGACAACATGGCACGGCGGCAACGTATTAGCGTATTCCCCCGCTTCTAAAACAAACGTAGCAGGTTTAATCTTTTCCATAACTTTTCCTAATGAGCCTACCCGTGGCTCCCATTCGCCAAAGTCCTTATTGACCAAGACAAAATACTGTTGCATAAACGCACCTTTGGCACGTCCTAATAGCTTCTCATCTACTATCTTGCATTGACCAAAAACATCTTCTAAACCATTGCTAGTAAAACTACCAGTTAAACCCCAACGGATTTTGAATGGCGTTAGCACTTTAGATAGTGCTTTAAATCGTGCGCCTGACGGGTTCTTTAATCGAGTTAACTCATCAAACACAATGCCATCAAAATCTAAAAATTGTTCTGACAACCATTGCAAACTATCGTAATTAATTACCACTACATTAGATTTGCTACGTAACGCTTTAAGACGCTCCGCAGGTGTTCCTACAGCAATACTTAGAGTTAACCCTGTAGCCCATTTAGGTTGCTCTACAGGCCACACATCTGTACAAACGCGCTTAGGAGCAAGAACCAACCA